TAAGATGAGATTCAGCATGAACAAATGGAAACTCCTTGTATTTTGGCAAATTAAATTGTTCGCCAATCCTGTACGCCCTGGCATTGGTTTTTATGGGATTATTTTGTGTGAAACAAATCATTTTGTTGCCATCAAATGCAGCAGCATAATGATAGCAACGAATAAGAGGATTTGGACTCCAATTTTGATATGCTTTACGAATTGTTTTATTAATTATCTTCATTACTTATTTGCCAACATATACAGTCCAATATTCGCAAACGCATACCCAATATAAGTAATCAACATACCAATGTTCTTATGAACAATATACTGCTCAAGTGCAACATAAAAATAAATACATCCGGTAAAAGCAATAAGCCATGCACTCATATACATACTCCATTAACGATAGACTCAAATTTCTCTATAGCATAATCTTTACCTTTTAACTCCATATCAACATCAAATTCCAGACCATAGTTATCAAATGGAGTTATTGCATACTCAGCATGAGCCCTTGGATTATTACCTTCTCTACTTTCACTATAGTGGAATAGTGGACGAGTTTGCCAAGTATCATAGCACATATTAATTGCTTCTACTTCTGTGAGGTTATTAGGATGACACTTGTGATGCAAATAATCGAAACAAATAGGAATACGGGTAATGGGATGAAAAATTTCTACAAGTTCACGAACACTCCAGCAATTAAGTTTGTCGTCATTTTCTATAGTGAGTCGTGCCTGACAATTTTCATCAAGACGTTTAAAGTTTTCATAAAAACGGCGAGAAATTTCTTCTCTAGTACCATTATTGTTATGAACGTGCAAGTTCATTGGGCTGAGAGTATTTGCTGGCAAGCCGATTCTGTCGAAGAAACTGCTGTAGAAATTGAGTTCTGTGATTGTTTTTTCAACAACTTTATCGGAGAGACTTGAGAGCGAATTAAATTCGCTAGGATGACAAGACACACGAACATTATTACTGGTAATAGTTTGTGCAATATTGTCAAATTCGTCTTGAATTTCGTCATGGTTTGGCAAATCCTCTAGACTAACATTAGCCTCATCATAAGTGATTAGAGGGAAAATATCGCTACTAACACGATAAACATAATTATTCTGTCCACAAAATTCAATAGTTTTACGAGTAGTAATAAGATTATTAAGAATCCTGTCGCCAAGAATTGTCAAGGATTCTTCTCGCGGCAGAGAATTAAATCTTTTAAAAGTCATGGTCTGATGACCAATCCCTTGTTCTTTAAGTTTGAGGCTAATGCAGCAAAGACCGTATCTGTTCATAGTTTCTCCGTTTGTAGCAGTATATCGCATTATCGGCTACTGTCAAGCCACAACTTGAGAAATTTCTTCAACAGATAGAATTTTTACCAAAGAATATTCTATAGAAGGAAAATGTAATTTGAAATTTTCTAATGCTTTTTGCGAAGAATCTCCATCCATAACTTGATTTATTAAAAGATGCTGTTTTGAAAGATCATTATTCTTATAAGCCTGAGCAGTAATATTAAACAGTTTCATTATATGATCCAATCTGATTAAGAAATGATTTGATGTCTATTAATTTATGATATTGTATCTCATATCTACTTTGGTCGTATGTAAAATTATTATTGGTTGTTCCAGCCTTTACCAAGGTAGAAAGATCAAAAAAGTCTTTTTTTGAAATAGCTCCACATATCCACGCGATACTAAAATCATTTTTTATTCTACTAAAGACATAATAATCCACATCCCTTGTTTTTTGTTCTTCATAAAGTGTTCCAACATAATTTTGTAAAGGTTTTGTATTACATCCCTGTGCTTTTGAATCAATTGTTATAGAGTCAAATATAAAGTCTACATTATCATTGTCACTATAATTTAATTGGGGAAAATACGACCTAATACTGGCTTCTGCTAAATATCCAGTCATTCTTTGGCGATCTTTATTTAGTCTATGAGTTCCGGTGTTTCCATATCTTTTTTTATAAGATAGATTACGTTGTTCTGCTTCTTTATAAATTTCTGGAGTTATATTAATTGTTAAGATGTCCATCCTAATGCCTCGCCAATTGTAGGAAATTGTTCAATAAAAATCTTTTTACATTCATTGGCAATAACCATATGTTCTTTTTGAGTCCCATGACCAGAACGTAGTTGTATATAATGTATCCATGAACGTGCTGTGCCACTCATATAAAGTCGTGTAGGGGTTGCTAATGGTAATATAAATCTAGCACATTCTTTAGCAACACCATCAGCAATCATACCGTCATATAACGCTTTGGCCTTAGAGAAATGTTCTCGTATTTGAGTATTCCATTTTACTATCATTTCATGATTAATATCATCAATACTATTTTGTCTGTTCTTGGTATCTTGACGGCGAAGTTCAAACAGTGGAATTTCTTCCGCCAATAATGTTGTGTCAGCGTATCGTTGGCTAAACTCTTGAAACGTAAAACTTCGATGACGAAGAATCTGAGCAGCAAGTCCTCTGGTTGTATTGATCTCCACGGTCATAAACCCATGCTCAAAAATACTCCAATGTTGATGGTCTATACAATACTTGAGTAGTTTTGCATAATTTTCGTTGTTTTGATTGTTTGGATTACTTACTCTGGCACAATAAGCCATTAATTTTTCAGCATCTGGAGTTACTGAGACTAATTTAACATTCATATTTGATCCTTTGTATATGATATTTCAAATTCTTCTAACGGACAAAGTTCTTCATCCCAAAAACCATTCCGTAATCCTCTTCCAAGAATATGTCCTGCTTTAATCCAAATGTTGTCGTAATCTTCTTTAGTCATTCTTTTTAAGATTTTTCCCCAATCACATATAGTGGCATCAAAAACTTCTTTTTCAGCATCAAACCAAGTGTCTGTTTTTGCTATAAATTTTACATACATATTAATGCACAGTTGTTAGTAAAGAATTTGACATATTTTGTTGTTTAGTTTCTGTTATCCAATCAGTACCATTCCACCATTCAAAATTGGGTAATTTAGACTTATAGTTAAACTGAGGATAATACTCTGAAGTATATAAATATTCATAACCGCAGTCATATAGGTACTGTGTTAAATAATAAAAAGATAGTGTTCCGTAAGAATGTCCTTTATGAGATTCATCCCATATCATAAATGTATAGTACGGTATATCGTCTACCATATTAACAATACCACAAAAACAAGTATCGAACCAAAACTTAAAATGATTTAATCTTAAATATTCTTTTAAATAAGACTCATCAAATTTTTTATAGATCTTTGATTGTTCAATAAGTTTCGTTAGATTGCCTTCTTGACCTATATTAAGTTTTTGCAACTCTTTTTTTCTTCTATTTGATATAGGACCAAGTTTTATTCTGGAAGATACTGTTTGATACCATCTATTCCTAAAAGGTAGCCACCCATTTTCAAACATTTCCTGTGACGATTCTTTATCTGGTATAGCAAATACCTCTAGTAAGGAATTTCCTTCTTCAGTAAAAATACCATTTTTATGATCAAATATTATTTTCATTATCTTCTATAAAATCAAAGTTAATGTTATCGCTATCTGGCGTCATCCATTTAGGATTTGTTTCCGATGACCACTCATAAGAGTTATATTTTCTATCAATCAGCATTTGTTTCGATGTATAAAAAGTGCTGTCAAATACCAATAACCTATTATTGGGTTGAATAGCAAAATTGCCATTATCCATCATGATAAAATGCCCACACTTATGTTGAGATGGATGCTCAGAAAATCCTGTATATGGAATAGTTCTATCTTCGTGAGCCCAATCTAGTGTAAAGATTATTTTACCTCTATACTTTTGTTTACGCCTGCTAACAAATTCTATCGGAGAATTTTTTAACATCTGGAATTGAGTCATGGAAACATAATAAGAATAACAGTCCCATAGAACCAGTTCATCTAATTCTTGTTGGACAGCATCCTCCTTCCAACAAAAAGCGTGTAGTGGCATCCTCCACCATAAACCACCATCGCTCATCATAAAATGAAACAATGGTGTTTTATTGGGTATTGAACTCATCCCAAATATATAGCATTCAAATTTTTTATCAAATGAATCTTCCTGATTTCTTAAAAAGTTACCTCTTACGAAGCACTCAATTGGAGGTAGGGATATATTTAAATATGCCATATTTATTTCTAATAATCAGACGTGGTAAACTTTGCTTCTTCTTTGTTTTCTTGAAATTGTTTTTGATGATCTAGCCATCGGTTTTCACTGAGATCATTAAAAATTGCTGTAGCAACTTTGCTAACGCTCAAAGCAACTCCGGTAACATTAGGATCAGTATCTTTGCACCAATAATAACTGGCCCCATTAACACTGTCATCCTTTTCTTTTATAATGGAGTATCCATGATCTTTTGCCCAGCGTTTGATTTCTGTTATCTTAAACATATCAGCAACCCATTGTATCAGTTCGTTTAGGTTTGTCAAGATGTTCTGTAAAGACAGATTCATCTTTGTCGTATCTTTTCCATGCAACTTTATGTTTTATGGCAACAATTGTCTTGGTTTGCTCTGAGATATATTTTCGTTGATAATCAATCAGATTCCATAATTCTTTAATATATTCCAAGCATTCATGGTCTTTATATTTTGTAAGGATAGTATTTACAGTTGAACTACTCATAGGCTCATACTTTAGAGTCATATCAAACTCTTGACTCCAATCATCTGGATTATACATTGGGCTCATTTTTGGAGATACTCCTGTGCTGTCATTCTTTTCTTGTGTTCAAATCCAGCAGCAAATCCGGCCATGTATAATTTTTTCATTACGCTAATATGATTTTTATTTTGTTGGATATATTGTAAATTTTGACTAAACCATTCATGGTAACTTTTTTCTTCGTCGCATAATTCAATATCTTCTGGATCGTACATCATTTTTTAACCTTTTCCACATTATATTTATTGAATATCTTATTTACTCCAGCAATAATTGATGGACAGGTATTGTTGATTAATTCATTATCGTCATTATCTGTAATGTATGCCTGTATTTCATCATACAAAACCTCTGGACAATATCCTTTATCTAAGATATACCTTGATGTTGATCTAAGTTTATTCTTATTTTTGTTTAGGAACTTATTTATCTCATCGCGGTATTTGTCATTAGAGGCATATAACGCATGAGATAGTTCGTGTCTTAGTGTTGCGTTACTTTGAGCCCCTATGATATAGAAGTTATCGCTACGATATTTAAATAAATCTAGCAGTCTTTGCTCTTCTATTGTTAGAGGATCAAATAATCCTTCCTTAAATGGAACCAATACTTTACTAGGAAAATTAAATCCTACCCAATGACTATGGTAACTATTGCTGCCATAAGTTTCAGAATACCAACGCCTCAGTTGTCCCTGAGTAAATATTTTTCCTCTAAATTCTGGACTAGCACTTTCATAATATTCCTGAAAACGCATAAAAGTTAAGCCTAATTCTTCTTGAGAATCCGCCCAAACCCAAACGCTATTATAAGGCTTCTTTGTACAATTAATCATTGTTTATCCCACATAAGGAATCGTGACCTTTGTTCATATAAGCATCATAGGCATTTTCAAGATACTCAGCAAGGTTTAGTTTCCAAATAGGAGAAGTGTTATGTGCATTTATAGAATCGTCTACAATTTCTATTAAGCACTGTAGAGTTTGTCCAAATCCTATTTTGTCTATTTGTCTTTTTATCTTATCATTATTTTTCATGGTAAAATTTTATCTGATTCGCTGAGTGGCGGGTCTTGTTTAATCTGTCCCGAACTGTAGTCCATATACTTAAAATTTGCCCTGCACAGGTCAACAGCATCGTATACTGCTTGATTAAGTGGCGTATGACCTTTAATGGCACGTTCCAAATTTGTTCGTATGGTTGCAATAACTTTAATCAGTTGAGAATTTTTATCGCTCATACGACTAATCAAGTTATCTTTCTCATTCAAAGAATTTTGAATAGTATTAATAGCATCAATAGTGTTCATAAAGTCTCCTTGCGTGAAACACTATGATACACTATCGACCTTATCCTGTCAAGACTCCATAAAATTTTGTAAGTTTGGGCCTTTTTCAGCATCAAATAATATTCGTCGCTCATCTTTTAAAGCAGCAATTTCTTTACGCTGAATACGAACTTCATCTTTAAGAGACTTCACTAAACTTTTTAAATTTTGATTTTCTCTTATAAGAGAATTAATATAATCATCAATGTCCACTAGGCCACTCTTTTTCTAATTTATCTAATGTAAAACGAACAGTTCCATCATTATAGTAACAATCATAGGTTTGTTCTGTTACTATCTCGTTATATTTAATGGGCCACGCCCCATGCAAAACATTCATAACAGTTTGACCATAACGCCACTCAAAACTGTGTTCGTGATATGTTTTATCAACTAAATCTAAATAATCTTTGAATGAAATCATAAAATTGCTCCGCCATAATATAGTGTCAAAGCACAAACGTATTTATCATTATCTTCGTTAACGATAATATGATTTTCATCAATAACTGTTATATTCTCAGTTGTCCATAATATATGACCAACCTTCATATCGTTTTCAAAGAAGAAAATATTTTGTCCACTAAATTTCCATTTGGTATAATCATGGGCTTGACCATTATGAATTAGCCTTACCATACTTACGCTAGCAAATTTATTTTTTTCTTTAATCCAGTCAGCAAGAGTATTCACTCTACATTGTACCATTCTTCAAACTCCAGTAGATATATTTCAGCAAATGGCTCGTTAGACCCATTGATACTATTGCCTAAAATTGGTAATTCTTTATCCTCAGTCATGATCAGTCGATATTTCCTAATACTTCTCCATCGTTAGGATCACATAATCTTCTAATAATACTAACGTCAGAATCACCATTTATAGTTCGTACACTACCATCAGCAAATCCTGCCATAGCCATATCTCCAGCATGAAAACTAAATGGTTCATCATTGGGGCCACAATTGTTAGTTGTCCAAGGACAATTAGTTGGGCCACCAATAGGATTGCTATTATTGTTTACTATTTTTCTTCCGTTTGTTACGCTTTCGGTATCTGGACTTCCGCTAACTCCACTAGAATTATCTGGGTCAGCCCATCTATTTGGAACAGTATTGCCTGATGGAAATTCTGTAGCATTTGCTGCTACCCAATTAGAATCTCCAGATTGAATATTAACTGCTTTTCCTCCTGCTGACCTAATCCAATTAGTATTTCCACCTAACTGAGTTTGTCTTTTACCAACGTGTTGAGTATTTCTTCCAGCATCTTCAAAAAATATGACTGTTTTACTTGTACCATCTTTTGCGTGTGCTACTCTTGAGGATTGATCGTATGTTAACAATCCAGACTTATAAGAATTTCGTGTTGTTCCAGAAGCCTTATTTCTGCTTCCATTAGTAGGATGAAGGTCAGTATATGCTACTGGCATATAATCATTTGACCCATAATCGCCACTAGTTTTGGTATCAGAATAAGGATTGCTAGGACAGTTAAATGCGTTAACTTTTGCACTCGCCAAAGTTTTATTAGTTGGATGCCAATATGGTTTCTTTTTGTCCCAATTTGCTGCTAATGATGATTCTTCCATAAAACCTAATACTTGAACATGAAATGATTCTATATTTAGACAATCTTTTCCAATGCTAAAATCGTATCCTTCTCCGCTAGTTGGGTATCTGTTATTTGCACTTTCATAATTAGCCGCTGCTAATCCTATTTGTCGTACATTATTTGAACAGGCACTTCTTCTTGCTGCTTCTCTGGCCGATTGAACTGCTGGCAATAATAATCCAATAAGTGTTGCGATAATTGCTATAACGACTAATAGTTCTACTAAGGTAAATGCTTTTTTGATCATTATTATATTCCTATAAGGTGGGATAATTAGACTGTTAGATATATTTTCCCGTATTATATAGAATACAATGATGTTGTCAAGTTATCAAAATTTTATTATGTCTGCGTGAAGGATCACGCCTCTTGGGTTTGCTGTGATGAGTAACCTTTATTGTTTGTTCAACAGTATACGGATACATATCATTGTACATAATATACTCTGTTGGAGCAACAGGAATTGGAGATTTTGTTTCATTATATCCAAAACTCTCTACGAACCATCCAAAATCTTTAAAAAATCTATTTAGATTCATTTTATCATCCTAAAATAGTCAACAATCATTCCTGCGGTATCTGGCACATTATTCCCACCCATATAATGACGCCCAACTATATCAAACAGCTCATTGATATTATTATCATCAAAGAACATTTTATGATATTTAGCCTTATATTCTAGATGAATGTAATCACCAACATCATTGTAAAAATCGGTGATATCATTATAGATTTTGTCGTTCATATCCATAAGTCCTTTCGTATATTGATAAGATCAACTAACATTTTAGTATCTTCTTCATAGTATTTATCCAAATGAGGATTTTTACGTTGTGGTCTTTTAACTGTCCACCAAAGATACAAACGCTTAATCTCTTTGCAACTTTTAGCAAAAGGAGTTAGTTTGCCTTTGTACTTGTCTTTGATTCCCCACTCTAAATAATCCAATCCGGCTTGTTTACATGATCCATTCTTGAATTTATAACGATGTTTAACTTCTTCTGGTTTTCCATAACTCCATGCACATTCTGTCTCTACAAAAATTACTAATTCATTAAATAAACCATGAAGAATTCTGTAATCAAGATCATAATATTCTCCAGGTTTTAGTCCGGTATGCAAATAATGAAGTTTATCAAAATAACGATTTCTAATATAAGTTTTTATTGTATGATAAATATCATATGGATAATAGATTGTATTCTGTAACTTTTTCAAACCATTTTCA